CCCACTACCTCATACTCTTCTCCGTATTTAACTTGTACGTCTAATATTGATTCAGGATTAGTAGTTGTCCCTAGTGTCTCGTTAGGATCACCAATATTAGAAGTTACGAAAGATTCAATGATCCTATGAACATCTAATACCCCGTAGCTGTAATCAGGTTCAGGAGATACTTTTATTCTAGCCTCTTTAGTTCCTGATCCGTTAATATAAATATCAAACAAAAACTTAAAAGCGGGTTGCGCTACATTAGTGCTTGAAGCCACTGTCACAGCTTCATTGTAAACGTTGAAGTAGTCGTTTAAATCTGTCTCTATTGTTATTGCCATTATGCTACTGTTCCGCCAGTTATTCCCCTGGCTGTTGCTCTAATAAATACTTGCACTTCTTTCTTAGCTGCTTTAGATAAATCTTCACTCAATCTTTGCAACCTATCTTGCGTTACCACCTTGTCGTAAAACTCCGTCTTTTCAATGCCTTTATGATATATTGAATTCTGAGCAGCAAAGGGGTTTATTCCTTTCCTCATAGCCCAAAACCTAAGATCATTTATAGGAGGTTTTTTGTCTTTGTAAAAGTAAGGCGTGTTACTTGTCTTTACAATGTATGGTCTACCATCCTTTCTAGTCCCTCCTACACCTCTAACACCTTTGTTAAGATAGTCGTAGTAATCAGCCATTTTTAATTGGAAGTTATATTTCTGACCGAAGATTGTAGCAGTGACGTTTATGTTTTGCCAAAGCTCAAAAGAATCTGTCAACCCTTCTCGCTGAATTGACTCTCTTAGTTTCTCTTGCATTTCGTTTCCAAAGTCGCTTAGAACTCTACCTATAGGTGTTAAGTTCATTGCGTCTACTAACTCATCATCGGAAAAACCTAATATACTTTCCATACTCTTATATGGGAAAATATTTGTATTTTTGGATAAAAGAAATAGTTATGGAAATGAATGTTGTTTTACCAATAATAGGTGTTATTGTTTTTTTTCTCTCAACAATGAGATTCACTAATAAAAAGGTGGATAATGTTAAGAAATATTTAGATAACCAAATCTGGTCACATGAAAACCGACTTACAAGGAGGATAAAAAACTTGGAGGAAGAAAAAAACTCTAAAGATAAAATAATTACTACTTTACATTTTAAAATAAATAACCCACCTAAACATAAGAGAGGTGATGTTGTAGGGGATAATATTATAACAGAAGTTGTATTGATTAACAATAACGATCCAAATGATATTTGCGTTCGTTATTCATGGAGATATACTTGCTATAATAATCGATCTAACACCGTGACATATTTAACAGAAAAAGAAATCACTTCGCAAAATTCCTAGCCTCTAATATCTTCTGGTGTTCTTTTTCTAAAGCACAGATATTTAGTAGTTCAACTACATTCATTTTGTAGTAGTGTGGAAATAAATGATAGTTGCCGTCTGTTAGGTTTCTCAGTGTTGCATACCAACCCCACCTTTTGAAATATGCTTCTTCAATTCCTTGTCCATTTGGTCTATTATTTCCTGATTCTTCTTTAGTTTCTTTTTCGAATAGCCCTGCATAATCGGAGTTAAGCCCGTCCAGATTGTGTAAAAAAAAAGCGTGATAGGATAGGCAATTGATATAGGCATACTGTCGTAAAGCTCTTGTGCCTTTTCATCCATGTAGCCGTCTGGAACTTCTTTTTCTTTGAAGATTAGTTTCTTTTTTTCTACTGGTTTTAATACGCTTGTAAGGATGTAGTGAAGGTTGTTAATCATGTACGTTTTTCTCTCTTCCTTTCCTTCTGGAGCGTTGTTTAAGATCATCATGGTAGACATGTATTGAGAACCGTTTAAAGTCCTTACGTCAGTTATTACTTCATACCAATCTTCCTTTACTTTGAACTGTGGTGGAAACTCTGTAGGTAGTGGCTCATTAGTAAACGCTAACTTAGCGTGAAGGCTTGCATAGTCTCCTAGCTTTAACTTCTCAACCTCTTGAATTGGTTTACCTGTTAGTACTGATAGTTTCCTGATTATATCAACGTAAGGGTTTGTTGTGTCAGGGTTCTTAAATACAGGATACAACTCTATGTATTGTCCTATTGATATGTCGTTCCAAGATTTAGGTAGGTTCATACTACATTGCTTTTGCTTCCATAACTATCTTATATAATATTGTCCTTTTGTTTTCATTGTCTTAAACGCATGGTTGCAGATTGCTTTGCTCATTACGTAATCGTCGTGTAGTCCTGTTGGAGCTTCGTACTTAACCTTTCTTGTTCTTACGTTATACTCATAGGTAAATACATCTAACTCTCCTAACTGAAACTCTTCACCAAGTATTGTGGTTTCTTGCTGCTCGAAAGATACGATTAAATCTTCAATTATAATAGGTTTTGTCTTTGTTGTTGTCGTGAAAGGCTGTACTTGATTCTTATTATAGTTGATCTTTGCTAGTATCTGTTCATAGATAGCATCTTGCGCTCCGTTAGCCTCTACCAGTCCAATCGGCTTGTATTCGTTTAGCTTTCTCGCTACGTTGTCTACTATCTTCGTCCAGCTCATGTGCCTCCACCTCTCACAAAACACCTCTTCATTCTTATCGTTGGCTATCGTTAATACTGTGTAGTCATCTGCCTTACCTAAGTCTAAACCGAAATAACACTTAACTGTTCTCTCTCCTTTCTTAATGCAGTCTCTTACATTTCTAAACACACTCGAACCGTCGTCTAGAAACTCTGCTAAGTACTCTTGTTTAAAGATGTGATCCGGCAACGACCTTCTAGCGTCTTCTATTTCCTCTGGGTCAATAAATGGATTGTCGTATGATGTTCCCTTGATGCAAACGTACTGAGGGTTATCGTTAGCCATCTGGCAAAGGTTGTAGAATTGATTCTTTCCTTTAGGAGTTGAAGTAATTAGTACTTTCTTACCTCTGACTAGTACAGTTGCCTTTAGTGCTTCGTTCCATGCTTCAGCTTTAAAGAAAGCAAACTCATCCAATACTAATGCGTCAAATGTTTCACCTCTTATTGTGTCGTATGCTTCTGCTGAATAAAAGATTACCTCGCTACCAGTGTCAAAGTAAAGTATTAAATCAGATTCGTTGGGCTTCTTTTTGTAGAACGGACAATCTCCTAAAGCCTTAATAACTTCTTTGAATACCTTTTTACATTGCTTGTATGTTGGACTAACCCAGCCTATTCGCCAGTTGTTCTCTACAGCCCATTTGATTGTCTGGTTCTCCCCCATTATAGTCTTACCAAACTGTCTACCTATTGGAATAGTGAAGTACTTACCCTCACCATCTATAGCTTGGTGTATCTCCAGTTGTTTTGGATGTGGTTTGTATAGTGTTAAAGTACCTATTGTTGGATTCTTAAGTATGTTTTGGTTAGAAATTTCACGGGGGCTGTATCCCTAAAACATTGAAATTAATTATTGTAATCCTACCCCCAATCTGTTTTGTGCGCTTTTATTACCACCTCGTGTTTATCTACGCCATTAACCCCTGTCATCTTAGCGACTGCATCAAGGCTTCCTCTGTAGTCTGACCCTTTTACCATCTCCTTAAGAAGATAGAACCTTTGCACTTCCTCTTTGGTCTTTCCCTTCTTCTTTCCTAAGTTCCAAAGTTCCTCCCAAGCGTTAACCATCTTCATGTGATACCCTATGATTTGGCTCTTAGTGATGATATTAGCTTCTCTAAGCTCTTTTCTTATCTCTTCTACCCTTTGCGCTATCTTAGCGTCTGCCATTAGCTTAGAAGCGTTTGTATTAACAGACTCGTGTTTAGTGTTTGGACTAACATTATAAGCAGCTCTATAAGCGTCAGATTGATTCTTTAGTTCAACAACCTTCTGTGCGAATAACTCTTCTTTATCTGTTAGTTTTCTGCTCATTTACAAGTCTTTTAAGAATTGTTTTATGTCATCAATTTTAGTCCTACTTCCTTTAAATACCTCTTTACATTCTTTAAGTAGTTCGTAGGTCATAACTCTTTCTTATTTTAGAAACACATGCTTATTCCCCACCAGATCATTGCTCCGGCTATAATGAGGGTTATAATGGCTCCTAGTGTTCCTCCTTCGTCTTGTTTATTTTCTTTCATTACTTTGCTTTTTAGCTTCAGCAGCTTTCTTGTCTGCTTCTATTTGTGCTTTGGTTCTTCTGGTTCGTTTCTTTTTAACTGGCTTTGGCATCGCTTCTAGTTTCTTAGTTTGCCTGTCGTATTCTCCTATTAGTTGTCTTAGCCAGTTTCTTAGACATGCTCCACAATCGTTTTTAAGTACTTTCTTTGGGTCTACCCACTTATGAAATACTTCTCCTAGTTGGCTTAAAACTTCTACATTGGGAATTGTTTGGTTTTGCTTCCAGGTTAGAAGATGTTTCTCTACTGGTTTGATGTCTTCGAAAAATTCTTTTGGGTTCATATTCTTCTTATTAGTCTGAGTGTTAGTGGTAAAGATAAATAAAATGGTTCACGTAGCCAAATAGACAGTATTACTCCTATCCAGAAACTTAGACAAAAGTCACAGTTAAAAGGCTTTTTATATCTAAAAATTTGCAACAACCTAACAAAGTAGTACCTATATTTCTTTTTAGCCTTTATAGCTAGCTTTATTAATACCTTAGTTAGAGGGAAGTCCGGCAGGTAATCCCGCCAGATCATTACCCCCATTGCGGCTATGATGCTTGTTTTCAGTATCTCGTACATATTTGTAAATTGATTTCATTCTTTCTCTTACGCTCTTTATATCTATTCCTGTTTCGTCTGATAACTTACTTGCGTTAGAATAGCATTTTAAATAAGACTTTAACCATAGCTTCTCTACTCTTGGTAATTCTTCTATTATCTCGTTTATTTTTTGTTCAGGCGTGTGTGTTTCTTCTTGTGGATAATCATAATTAACTAATAACTCTAATTCTTTGCTTACTTGCCTTCTGTGAGTGGTGTAGAACTTATTCTTTTTTAAGTGGTACATCTTATACGCTACTGCTCCTAAGTATTTTAATATGCCACCATTGTTGTAAAGTGTTTCAAGTGAATCTAGGTTTAAAGCAAACTCTATCACCTCTTGAGTTAAGTCGTCCGCGTACTTTTCGCAAGCGATGTTGTGGCATGATCGCTGGACTTCTGAAAAAATCTCTGTTATGATTTTGTTACGCACATAACAAATATAGTGTTTTTCGCCAATAGTTAGGCATAGAACCACCAGTTACCGTTAGGCTCTGGTGGTTGGTTAGATTTATTGACAACCTGGACAACT